GTGGCCCTTAGTGATACCAAACTTCGCAGCATCAATGCTAAGCCCTACAGCGGCGCACCCGAAGTCACAGATGGTGACGGTCTGAGTGTACGCATAACCCCGACAGGAACGATTACGTTTCAACATCGCTACCGTTGGAACGGTAAGCCAGTGCGCCTTACTATCGGACGCTATCCGGCAATGTCTCTGAAAGATGCTCGTGTCATCGTGGGTGAGATGCGCGAATTGTACCTCAAGGGACTAAACCCTAAAAATTATTTTGCTAAAGAAGATGGTGAGCTAACGCTCAAGGAGTGTCTCGACCAGTGGTGGAGCAAGTATGTTGAAACGCTGAAACCCAATACACAGACGCTTTATAAGTCGGTTGTGTACAACACCATGTACACAGAATTTCCAGATGCACCGGTAGTAAATATCCCTGTTTCAGCTTGGGTCAGGTTCTTCGACAAGCAGGAAAAGAAAAACGTTAAAAAGGCAAGGGTGCTGCTTCTCCAGCTCAGATCAGTTATGAACTGGTGTATAAGCCGACAGTTAATCGCTTCATGCGAAGTCTTGAAGCTCAGCGTTAAGAACATAGGCAAGAAACCTGATGTCGGTAGCCGGGTTCTCACCTATACCGAGTTGGCAAAAATATGGTTAGCGCTGGAAAACAACAAGATCGTTACCTCTAACAAGGTGCTTCATCAGCTTCTGTTGCTTTGGGGGGCAAGGTTGTCGGAACTTCGCCTTGCTACCGCCAGCGAGTTCAATATAGATGATCTGATTTGGACAACGCCAGCAGAACATTCCAAGATGGGTAACGTCATTCGTCGGCCTGTGTTTGATCAGGTGAAGCCTTATGTTGAGCGGCTGCTAAATGCAGGAAATAATGTACTGTTCCCAGGACAAGAGTTGGACAAACCTATAGATCGTTCGTCAGCGAATCTCTACATGAAAAAATTAAGGGATAAAATTGATATACCGGAATGGCGAACACATGACTTCAGGCGCTCGCTGGTGACGAATTTATCAGGGGAAGGGGTTATGCCCCATGTCACCGAAAAGATGCTGGGGCATGAACTGGGAGGCGTGATGGCGGTGTATAACAAACACGACTGGCTGGTGGAGCAGAAAGATGCGTATGAACTGTATGCTGATAAGATATTCTGGCATGTTAAACAGCTCGGTTGACGCCACCCTCATCTATCCATTTCATTACAGCTTTTCTGCTGTATCGGGAAGGGTAGGTAAGTACCGGATTAGGGAATCCGTGTTCTTTTCGTAAACGCCAGATTGCCGTTTTTTTCTTTTTGAGCAGGTCAAAAACTTCCTGCTCTTCCATAAAATCGGTAGTAGTCATGAGCACCTCATCAAAAATTACCGTTAAAAATGCACGCTCCACATCCACCGCGAGCACCTTCAGTACAGGCATCGCAGTGGTCTACTTTTTTTGTGCTGGTTCTTCCGCCTGAAGCGGTGCTGCTGCGAGCATGGCTTTGTATCCAGCGACATGTCCACGCCAGTTAGCGATTTCTGACAACCATGCATTCAGCATCTCATTCGTTGGCTCTTTCGGAACCATCACGTAGCCTGGAGGCGCAAGGTAGCGAACCTCCACCGAGCGATCAGGTTCAGATGCTAGGTCAATGCCGATTACCGGAGAGTTGCCAGCCTGGAGAATAGATTTCAGCGCTGCCCTTGGCATTGCCGACCAGGACAGAAATACGTCTGGCCTGTCGACATCTTCTGTCGGGAGAGTGTTTTCGATTTCGTCCAGCGCTTCACTTAGCTTCTGAAATGCGTCGTCTGGAACAACGTGGCACTCTTCGCCATCAACATCTTGCTGACAGCTATCATCTGCGAGTTCGAATGCGGCCAAGCAAACATTGAGCAGCATTTCAATAACGCGACGGTGTTCTGCTGTTACGCAATTCTCCGGCACTACTGGCGCTGGCGGTGCACTGTAGAGAGGGCCTGGCGCAACATCGAAACGACGCCAGCGAATATCACAGATTCTTTCCTCATTCGGCGATGACCAGGCCACTACATCAGCAACAGGCTCCGACGCCAGTACCCCATCAATCACCTTCACGGCATCAGCCATTGCGTAGCCGAGATTACCGCCGTCGCTTTGTGCTGCTGCTTTGCTGAGTATTTCGCTTATCTGGTGCAGGCGATCGAGTGATACAGGACCGTGCGCCGGGTGGTTGTTAGTTGTCATGGGTTAGTCCTCACCTTTTGACAGTAAAAGCGCCGCTATCGTTTCTGGCTGTGGGTGGCGGTAATTCAATAACTCTTCCGGCATTTTCATTAACTTGCCGTCGCCAGTTAGCGCATTAACCCGACAGCCTTTTACACCAAATGCAGCGGTATCAATGGTTTCATCATACTGATTGAGCAGTTCGGCCATTTTCCCCTGCCAATCTTCCGGCATTTGCATCATTGCAACGCGCGGCATCACGAGAAATGCTGCATATGACAACCCAAACCAAAGGTGAAGGTCTTTTCTCTCATCGTATTTTTTTGTTTTCATTTCTCATTCCCCCTTCACGCCAATGCCAGCGGCGGTAAGTGCATTCTCTACTGCAATCTCATACCCCAGACTGTCAAACTCTGAGGCATCACCAGGCCAAAACTGTATTGATTTTCTATCAGGCAGAGTCACCTCACGCGCCTCCAGTTCTGCTATGCGGCGTTCTGCGGCTTCCAACTTAGCCTGAGCCTCTTCTGCTCTTCCCCTCCAGATGGCGCGTCGTCTATGTGTGTGGTCTAAAGACTTCTGCATCTCGTCTACCTCACTAAACGCCTCTTCTCGACCAGCGCAAGCGCGGGCAAGCTGCTCCTTCAGCTCGGTTGCATATTTTATTGCTTCGTGGGCCTCTTCCTGATTTGCAATGAATCCCTGCTGTAATTCATCTTTTTCATGCTGCGCGGCCTCCAGCTCATCCAGCAGCGCCAGAAAAGTCAAAGGAGTGGCGATAGCAGCGAATCTCTTATTGGCCTCGATGCCTTTCGTGTAGCGTTTGATGAGGCCACGCTCGTGCGCATCAGTTGCTAATTGGCGCAGTTCTGCATGTTTGTTGAGTGCTGTCATTGGGCTGCTCCTTGGCTATCGAATGTGCCATCAAGTAGAAACATGCAGTTGTTTTTGTGTTCTGCACATGACCAGAAAACCTCATCATCGCCACGAAAAATATCTACCTGCACCGTGGTTTTATATTTAGCCACTGCGCCACAGCGGCATTTCGCGGAAGTGTTTTTCTTCTTGGATAAGACGCCGCCAATTCTTGGATATTTGCTCATAGCGCGTCTCCTTTGCGAAGTTGAGCAGAGAACTCGCAAACCGTTACACCACCTTCCTCTGTGTAATCTGCTGATGAGATATGCAGGCCGTGGACAATACTGCCGTCGTCACGTTGAATGTTGCCAACCCACAGTAGTCCGTCAGTAAAATCACCGTACCCGGATTCATGACCGTCACCACATTGCGAGCAAATTGACTCAATGTCGGATGGATCAAGGAAGATTTGTTGAGGCACAAGCACGTAACCTTCAGGGATTGCACTGGCCCGCACTTCAGCCAGGAAAGCGTCGGTCGCCGGGGTTCCGATTCGATTAATAATTGCGATCATCCCGGCCCTCAGTGATTCATCTTCAGTTGCTCCATTTTGAGTGGCAACCTCAGATGCCTCGTAACCGTAATCACTCTGTAACAGCCAGTTTTCTGGATTTTTAAGCCCCGCATTCTCCGCCGCCAGCTCCCTGCACTTGCTCTCGGCGTTAGCGAGCTGTACTGCCATGTCTGTGAGTTTTGCCCGTAATCCATCCTCACAATTATGTGAACCGCTCATACCGCGCCGCCATGAAAAACCACAGTCGCAATAAAAAACATTATCTTTTTCGGTTGCGTTCATTCCGTTTTCTCCCGATTGGCTTTTGCAACTTGCTCAATCCACAGCGGAGCCAGAGTTTCTTCTGCCTTTGCCCGGCTACTGGCCGGTCCGTTAAGCTTCACGCTGTAATGGTCATACGGGCATCTGATACCACCCCAAACCCAGCCAAGATGATTAGGTTTCAGCGAGTATTCGGGCATATTTCCGCACGTTGGGCATCTTGGTAAATCAGACTGCTTCACGGCGACACTCCATCAGTAGTTGATTAAATTGAATTAGCAGCGCGTTACCACACCCATAAGGGAGATCGTTAACGCGGTAAGTAGGGACACCGTTACATATCCCTGATTTCACAACGCGACCAGTCGTATAAAGCTGGGATATTGCGCCTGCCACAGCGGGCGTCTTCTTGTTCAGCCCTCTGGCGATGTCACCGCTGGTGGTGTTTGGATTAGCCTGGATGTATTCAAAAACCGTCATCGCGCCGCCTCCCGCCTCGCCGTCTTATTGGCTCGAAGCATTTCTTTAGAGCGACCTGAGATCACAGTCTTCATCAGGAAGAAGCCGCAACGCTCGGCAATAACACCCTGCGTACACATCAGCACCGTATCAACGACGCGAACATGACGACGAAACTCAAAAACTGTGCTGGTGATGATGATGTTTGCCGCCGCGCCCTTGTCCTGGTATTCGATATTCATGAAATAACCCTCGCTATCAGTCGTGCCGTGGCGATGAAGCAATAAAATCCTGCGGTTAAACCAATTCCGGTAAGAGAAGAAAAGAGCAGGGTCCACATCACCAGTTCAGAAACTTTTATCATGAGGTCACCCCATCAGCCTCGTGACGAAATTCGCGAAGAATTGAGATTATTTCAGCCTGCATTGCTGGTGGCACTTCAATGGTCAGCACTTCACCAGAGTCCTCAGCACATGAAGAAATAAGCTCAAGAAACTTTCTTGCTTTTCCGGCATTAAACTGAGGATTGGCGATGCTCTTGGTTATTTTTTTCTTTCCGGCCGCTTCTGCTTTCTTCATCAGTCGGGAGGCTTCACGGTCTGCGTACACACCATGCTCGCGTGAGATGCCGATCGCGATGGCATAATTCATGGAACCATCACGCACGAGCTTTTTGATATACGGGGTGCATTCGTGAAGTTGAAGGTGTTGCAGAATATCGGACTCAGAACGTTTAACTTTTGCCGCTATTTCTGAAGGACTCCAGCCCTGATTCTGAAGGCGATGATATGCAGCGCCACGTTCAAGAGGAGTAAGCGCCAATCCTTGCGAGCTGGTTACCATGAAGGCGATCTTGTCGGCCTCACTACCGACGAAATCTTTGCATTCCAGGCGCACAATGTCGTGGCCCATTTCGATAGCAGCCAGCGCACCATGATAGCGGTGATGACCGTCGATAACCTTCACGCCACGCTCAGTAACTTCCACGGCCAGCGGCGGGATGTATTCACCGGCAATAAACGCATCGCGAAATTCTTCAACATGCGCCCGATTGAGTTCACGAACGTTGTAGCCTTCTTCGGCGTAAATTTTATCCAGCGGAACATTGTAGGTTTTGCGGGTAGTTAACCCGGCGTCTTTATCATTATAGAGCTGGCCTAAACTGGGCATGGTTACTCCTTCATGTAGTGGGAGAGTGCTTTGCTATGCGCCCGCAGGGCAGGCGCATAAAACAACACACGGTGGGATTAAACAGAGCCTTCGTAGATAGGGAGGTCTTCGCCGAGTTGGCTTTCCATATCGGTGACGATTTCCTGGAATGCGTGCTCAACAACTTTCTTCGGTTCGATCAGCTCATACCAGAGGACCAACTGACCATCACGCAGGCGGTAGCGGATACGTGCATCGACCTGGTAAGGAGAGCCGTTGTGGAATGGCGAAATGGCCAGGCTGATTTTTTCCGGCATCTTGGTATTACCAGAACCTGATTTTTCATCGCTGAACTGGAACTGGCAGGTACCATCAGAAAGGCGTTTAACAGACTTAAACTCAGATTTGCGAGTCTCCTGGAATGCCAGAACCATTTCGAGTAGTTCAGTACCGGACGGGCCCTGGTATGAATCACTAACCGGCGCAACATTCTGAATATTGTTTTCCAGGAATTCAGCGAAGTTGATCTGGTCCATTTTGCTGCCATCGTTGGCAGTCCATGATTTCCATTCGTCCGAGAACGGACAGTCATAAACAGCTTTATGTGCAGCCCAGCTCGGATTGTCTGCGTTCTGGTGGAAATCCAGCACGGCGACAATGCGCGTTTTGGTTTTATCCGCAAAAACTACAGTACGTTCATCACGGAATCGCTGGATGTAAGCGATCAGAGAACCCGGAGAAATCAGGTTAGCGCTCTGACGAATGCGCGACGGAGCCAGTTGCAGACTTTCGAGGGATTTGACTTCAAAGCCATCGGGTACAACAACTGACGGAATGTCCGTCTCGGTCTTCAGAGTTGCAGAGACCAGATCACGAATGTCGAGCACGGCAGAGCCTTCAATTTGAGACATTGAATATTTCCTTATCAGATTGGAATGGTTTGTTTGGTGGGTATTACTGGGCCAGCTTGATAGGTGCTGTTTGTGGTGCAGGTTCGATAACCTTTAAATCAAGAGAGCACTGATCCGGGTCATCACGTAGAAGGTCACCGTCAGCGGTGGAGAACATAATGGTTTCTGCGCGGTCCAGTTCTGGGATTTTGGTAGTTACCGTAGGCGTAAGTTTTATCATGTTCTCATTACGTTTATTTAGCGGTTTTAACTTAACAGTCAGCGTTACCGCTCCCTCTTTGTTTGTTTCCATTACAGCTTTGGTTACTTCGGCCAGCGCCTCAGTCAGTTCAGCATCCAGAGTGCCTTTATTGATATAAGCCAGTTGCTGGCTGAATGGTGTGGTGTTCTTTGTTTCTGACATAGTTATCTCCAGTTATAAACGAGGATCGCCTTTCTGAGTGAGTAACCTGCATAACCAGCTACGCCGCCAGAAATTAGCGATTGTTTTTGGATTACGAACAGCCTGCACACCACGAGTGACGCGCATCAGGTCGCCGTAGTAAAAATTAACGTTACGGAAGGTCATATAAGTCACCATTTGATTAGGTATCCGGCAGGAGTTGAACCTGCGCTGAGGAGGGAAGCCCAGCCGACACCGGAAGCGGACACATTGAATAAAAAGGGCGGCTATCTGTCAGAACATTATCTTCATCCTCCTGTGAGTTGGTTGAAGACCAGATAACCGCCAAGGCACAGCAACTATTAGAAATTAGTGATTAGCTCACTTTGGTGGTGCGGTGGCCGGTGCTGATCTTCGGCTTGTCTCGGTGGACTGCAATTCACCACACCCCAAAGGGAACTATGTTTAGCTAATGAGACGCCTGTCTTTTCACCACTTCAGGCTCGGTGGTATCTTGGTTGCTCTCACACAGCCAAAAAGGTTAATAAAATGTCAGTGATTAATGATGATTATTTCCATTTACTTCAGACAAAAATTGCTGAATTACATGGCGTAGCAATGCAAGGAGTTATCAAGCCTGAGTATTACAAAGTCCAAAACAGAACCGTGCTTATATTCAGCCTTGAAGTTATTCTCGAAGAACATCGTAAAAAATATGGGCATTTAACCAATCCGCTAAAGGGGAAATCAGCACTTCACCATATGTTGCTCAGAAAATATAAATGGCCACTTTCCGAAATTAGGTCTTTAAGCCTTCAGGACTCTCTTTTTCTTCTCCAAGAAGAGTTGGCTTTAGAATCACTACCTGAACCAGCTCAGAAGGTTATTCAGATGTTCAGTGCGCACAGAGCTAAAGATTGTTTTGATGAGGTTCGTGAAGATGAGTGGGACCCTGAATTTTACTTAGAAGTTCCAGCGCCGAGGAACTGGTAAGTTCATCTATTCGTAGATTAACATCGGCCAGCGCTTGTTTGAGTAACTCACGTTCAGCGAGCGCTGCATCCAGCATTCTGGAAGCCGTAATTTTCTTTTTCATCCAGTCATAAATCTCTTTGGTGCTGTAGTCTTCAGCCACAATCATTGGTTCATTCTTTTGCATGATGGTCTCCGGGCAATCGTTATTTATAGCTCGTGGATTCAGCCCAACCCCCTCATACAGAAGGGGCTGGAATAAATCACATTGCGCTTGCACACTTCCCCTGCCAGTGCTGCCCATTCACGCACGATTAATATCGTGGCTAACCCTCCCACCGACCGGATCGCGCCCGGTGACACGTCGCATTTATGCGTAGGGGTCTAAACAGGTTTCATGTGCTGTTCCGACTTTGCTGATTGTTAAAGAGCGTGCCTGTCTTTTCACCACATCAGGCTCGGTGGTATCCTTCTAAGTCCCTACAACATCGAAGGAATTTCACATGACAAGATCAGATGTCATATTGCGCTGCTTACTGAACTCTGGTTGCAGCCTTACCGAAGAAGACATTAAGGAGCGCATTAAGCTTGTTTTCGCCGAGACATATCCGAGAGAAAAATACTCAAAATGGGATATGGAAATTAACGACGAAACCGGAAAGCAAATAATCAAAACCGTTGGTCGCGCCTCACAGATCAGAGTTGATTTGTTCATCCGGGACTTGTGGGATATCCACTGAGCCGATAAAACTAAACCCGTGCCCATTGATAGTGCGGCCACTTTTATTTGCTTCTCGTTCGAGGCTCTCCCTATCACTCAGGAGGGCTTTGATAACTCCTTCCAGGAACAACAGATAGTCTGCTGCTACGGCAGTCTCAGTGTTGAGCAGCGCCAACGGAGCGCCATTCACCAAAAACTCAAACCTTTTTCCTGAGTCACTCATCTGAAATCTCCCAAAGTGCGGTATTACTTCAGCTAACTCCGTTTGCAATGTGGTTGGTTTCGGTTTGTTCGCTGATGATGATTTGAATATACCCGTGAGTAATTTTTGTGTAAATACCTAAAGGTATATTTTTATTTACTTACATGGCAATTGATTGCTTTTAATTGGATTTTATTTATTTCGGAGATGCGTGATATGCTCAGAAAAGCAATAGAGAGGGCCTGATATGGAACATGATGAGCTGGAAGAAGACCGTGCGGCATTCATCGCTGGCGAAATTGGCGGTGCAGTTGTCGAGTTGATAATCAACGGTGTGGTGATAAGTCGAGATGCGATTGTAGATAGCCTAGAGGCTAAGCGTCGCGCTGTGGGTAATGTGATCCACAAAGGTGTTTTACGGGATGCCGCTGCTATGGTGAGAAAAGGACAATAAAAACCCGGCGCTGGGTCCGGGTTAAATGTTGTTTTTTAGAAACTGCTCAGTCTGTTTAAACTTCCAATATCTAAAATTACAGTTTATTGTAAGCTATTGATTCATGTAGCAATGCTTTCCCCATTATGTACAATTGATCTTGGTTTTCTTCAGTTACGTACCAGTCTTTGTACACCGGGTTATCTGATAAAACTGCAAGCTGCAAACCCTGCATCTGTAAGCGCTTCACATGGAAGTGCTGTCCGAATACGAACGCATAAACACCATCTACCTTGAAGTTTCTTACCGAAACATCAAAAAACAACCTGTCTCCAGACTGTATAGTTGGACACATGCTGTCGCCATCGACAGTCATCACTTTTACATCTTCCTGAGAACGATTTCCGAAAAGTGAACGAGCGTGTTCGGTGGTGAATTCAATGGCGTGTAGAACCTCAACAAATTCAGAGAGCATAAAACATCCAGGACCAGCACTCACAGTAAGGTCGAGAACTTCTACACGATAATTGTCGACTTTGTGAGTGGGTACATCAACATCCATTTTTGAAGTTGGACCAAGACCATCCATCCATCCCCGGCTGATTTTCAAAGCATCCTCAATCTGCCGAGCAGCCTGCTCCCCAATATTCCTCTTATTAGGTTTACCAACAGGGTAAAGCATCCGAGAAACAACAGTCGGATCAAGTCCTGCCTTTTCAGCAAACTCTCTTTGGGTCTTAAAGCGAGTTACCAACTCCTGAAGTTTGAGGCGTCGTAACTCGAAGATGTCAGGCGTTTCAGTTTTCATGATTTCATCTTACTTAAATTTACTTTGAGGTAAATGACTCCTGGGTATTGACTTGTGTTTACTTAAAGGTATATTTTCTTTCCAAGCACAGGAGGCGTGATGGAAACGTTAAGAAATTACCTAAACGCTTTGTCGCTCGAAAAACAGAGAGAGTTCGCATCACGATGCGAAACCTCTCTTGAGTACTTGCGTAAAGCCATAAGCAAAAAACAAAAGTTGGGAGCTGCCCTATCTGTTTCTATCGAAACGCATTCTGGCGGCTCAGTTAGCAGGAAAAACCTCCACCCAGATGATTGGGAAAAGATTTGGCCTGAACTTGATCATAAAAAAACAGCAGCATGAAAGTAACCACAGCATTAAGAGGTGAGTCGTGGGTAATCAACCAGAGTGGAAAGTTGAAAAACAGCCTGCGTGGCTGGTGGCTGCGATCAGAAGAACTATCGCTGATTTACCTGGTGGCTATGAAGAAGCTGCTGAAATCCTTGGGGTATATAAATCTGATGACGTAACCCCGGCAACCGATCCACTGCATAACCGACTTCGTACTACCGGTGATCAAATCTTCCCGTTGGGATGGGCGATGGTCTTACAGGCTGCTGGTGGTTCAAACCATATCGCAAATGCTGTTGCCCGGAACTCAAACGGTCTGTTTGTGCCGCTGGCAGATGTTGATGATGTTGATAACGCCGACATCAATCAGCGCCTTATGGAATCCATCGAGTGGATTGGCAGGCACTCTCAGTATATCCGTAAAGCTACAGCAGACGGAGTCATCGACGCCGCTGAACGCGCTCAGATTGAAGAGAACAGCTATCAGGTTATGACCAAATGGCAGGAACACCTGACGCTGTTATTCAGGGTCTTCTGTGCCCCTGATGAGGTTTCCAGACCTCCAGACTAATCAGTCTACGCCCGGCTCACAGACGTGACGCAGGAGGACTTATGTATCAAGACGAATATTTTCACGTGACTATGCCCACGGTTTTTGCTCGTGAGGACGCCCCGTGGATTAAAGAGCAGTTAGCAACACTCCCGGCAGGTATGCGGGAAAAAATCGCGATGGCGTATGCGCAGGCTTACCAGGAGGCGTTCGATGCAGAACCGGTGTCTTTCCGGCAGCAGAACGCAGCGCGACGAACGGCAAACCGCCGATTGCGAGAGTTTTGCACGAGATATACCCCAGCGGTCAGGGGATATACCTCGCTCCCACCCAGGGTATGAATTTTTAAAAGCGGGTTGGGGGAAAGGGGGCGGTGTTGGGTTTTAGCCCGAAGGGCTGGAACAGCTTTACCAGAAGAGAACGATCTAACAGATAGATCACTGTATGGGGTTAAAAACGTCGACTGGAAGTTCAGACGTTTAGCCATCCAAAAGGAGATAAAATGATTTATTCAGACGCTAACGAAAAATGGGCTCCGGTTCCAGTTGAGCTTTATTCAAAAGCTTATGAAGTCAGCAATCTTGGCCGTGTTCGCAGCATTCCACGTCTGGCTAACTCTGAATATTTTATTCGTCACATTCACGGCGGTTTTCTCAAAGGCCGCATGCGTAAAGACGGCACCAAAACGGTTACGTTGTCCGTTCAGCGTCAGCGCGAGAAGTTTGTCATTGCTGATCTGGTTGCTAAAGCATTCGGGGAGGTACCAACCAATGCTTAACATCCAGCCTCGCGAGAAACAGATCGTCGCACTCAACATGCTGCGCGGCGCATGGAAGCAGAATAATTCGTTCATGCTCTATGCTCCGGTTGGTTTCGGCAAAACGGCTATTGCAGCGCTGATCACTGATGGCTTTGTCAGCCGCGAAATGCGCGTAATGTTTGTGGCTCCGTATACGGTACTGCTTGACCAGACCGCCACCCGATTTATGGAATATGGTCTTCCTGGTGAAGAGATCAGTTATGTCTGGCGTGATCACCCATCATATAACCCATCAGCGCTTATTCAGATTGCCAGTGCCGATACGCTTATTCGTCGTGAATTCCCGGACAACATTGACCTGCTGATCGTTGACGAGGCCCACCTGAAGCGCAAAAAGTTGCTGGAGGTTATCGACAACCTGACCCGCAACACAAAAACGAAGGTGGTCGGTCTTTCCGGTACGCCTTTCGCCAAGTTCCTGGGCAATTACTATCAGCGCCTGATTAAGCCAACAACGATGAAGGAACTGATCGCGATTGGCGCACTGAGCAAATACGAGTTTTACGCGCCGTCACACCCAGATCTCTCTGGAGTGGAAACGTCTTACGTTGCTGGTTATGGCAGCGACTACAAGGAAGGCCAGCTCAGTAAGGTTATGAGTGAAGCCAAACTGGTTGGCGACATAGTGAAAAACTGGCTGGAGAACGGGCAGGATCGCCCAACAATCTGTTTCTGCGTTGATGTGGCCCATGCGAACTACGTCACGATGGAGTTTTCCCGCGCCGGAGTGACCGTTGAAGTCATGACGGCAAGCACACCCCATGATGAACGTCAGTTGACTATTCGTCGCTTCGAGCAGGGCATTACCAAAATCATCATCAACGTTGGTGTACTGGTAGCCGGGTTCGACAGTGATGTTCGGTGCATCATCTTTGCCCGACCGACTAAAAGTGAAATCCGCTGGATTCAGACGCTCGGGCGTGGATTACGCGCGGCCCCTGGCAAAGATCACTGCCTCATCTTCGACCACAGCGGCACAGTCAACAAGCTGGGTTATCCCGATGACATTGAATATGACTATCTCCCTTCGTCATCTGACGGCATGGAAGAAGCGCCGCAGCGCGTTACCAAGACCGACGAGCCGGAGAAACTGCCGAAAGAGTGCAGCCAGTGCCATTACGTGAAACCTGCCGGAATTTATATCTGTCCGAAATGTGGTTTTAAACCGCTGGCCGGGGAAGACGTTGAAACAGACAAATCCCGTGGACTGACAAAAGTCAGCAAAGCGGAAGTTAAATATACCCCAGAGCAGAAACAATCCTGGTGGTCTCAGATTCTTTTCTATCAGCGCACCCGCGCAGCACAGGGACGCCCTGTCAGTGACGGATGGTGTGCGCATACCTATCGCCAAAAATTCGGTGTATGGCCGAGAGGGTTACATCACACCCCGCAGCAAATCACACCTGAAGTGACGAATTTCATCAAATCAAAACTGATCGCCTTCGCGAAGCGTAAAGAGAAACAAGGGGAAGCCGCATGAATACCAAACAAGCCGCAATTGGTCGCTGGGCTGAGATATACAAACACTACGGTCTTCCTGGAATTACCGGGAAAAACCACCTTAAAGGGGAATGTCCTCTGTGTGGTCGTAAGGGAAAATTCCGTTGTGACAATAAAAACGGTACCGGGTCATACATCTGCGTGTGTGGTTCAGGCGATGGCTGGGCGCTGCTGACAGCAAAAACAGGGAAAGAATTTAAGGTTCTTACCTCAGAGATAGACAGGCTGATCGGCAATGAATACACCTCAGATCGCACCAGTGTAAACCCGGTACGCACATCGCTGGCGCAGCAGCGTGAGAAGGTAAGCCGTAAATTTGCAAAGCTCATCCCGCTGCGTGGGACCAGTGCAGACAGTTACCTGAAGGGGAGAGGGCTTAACACCCTTCCAGCCGAAAGCGTCAGATTCTGCGACAAACAGCCGGTAGACGGTAAAAACCTCCAGGCTATTTACGCGCTGGCGACGGACGATAAAGGCGAGCTGTGCTACCTGCACCGCACTCTGCTTGACGGGGATAAGAAAGCGCAAACTGGCGGCGCAGCCAAGAAGATGATGAAGCTGCAGGAAGATAGTTATCTGGAGTTTGCTAAATCAGTTGCTATCCGCATGTTCCCCGTATCCTCCACGCTGGGTATTGCTGAAGGTATCGAAACCGCGCTGGCCTGCCATCAGATAACCAAATGTCACACCTGGGCAACGATGAACACCGCTTTCATGAAGAAGTTCCGCGTTCCTGCCGGGGTAAAGAACCTGATTATTTTTGCAGATGCTGACTCAAACGCAGCCGGTCATGCTGCTGCATTTGAATGTGCTGCTGCCAACCTCCACGGCAAAAACGATCTGGAGACTGTATCCGTCCGCTGGCCTGCACAGGGTGACTTTAACGATCTGCTGCTAAACGGCTCTGAAGTATTCGAATGGGTATTCCACAGGGGGATGAAGCAGTGAAGAAGCCAGCCAGACAAAAGTTAAAGGTGTACAAGCCCAAGGTCTGCGCTCAGTGCGGAAAGACATTCACCCCAGATCGTAATCTGCAGAAAGTGTGCGGCCCTCGCTGTGCGATTGACTACAACCGTGCGCTGAAGGCTAAAAAGGCAGAAGCAGAGAGAAAGGTTAGCCTTAAGATTCGTAAGAAGGCACTCCAGCCTCGTGGGTACTTTGTCAGTAAGGCGCAAACGGCATTTAACGCTTTTATCCGCGAACGTGACGAAGGTAAGCCTTGCCCGTCCTGCGGCACATATCATCCCCCAATGATTTTCGGCGGTCAGTGGGATTGTGGTCACTTCCTCAGCGTTGGATCACGTCCTGAACTGCGTTTTGAAGAGAAGAACGCCTATCGCCAGTGCAAAGCCTGTAACGGTGGCGCTGGTCGCTTTACCGCTAAAAACAAAACAGTACACGAGCGCTACAGAGCAACGCTAATCGAATGGTTTGGCCTTGAGCTGGTGGAATGGCTGGAAGGTCCGCACAAGGCGAAGCATTACACCAGAGAAGAACTTGAAGATATTGCGGCTACCTACCGCCGTAAAACCCGCGAACTGAAAAAACAGAGGGCAGCATGATTACAGTGCTACTGATCATCTATGCGTTTATGGCTGGTATGACCGCTGAGTATACGCACACCAGGCTGAAAACAATGTCTTCCTCAGGACATCTAATTCTGACTTCTATCATCTTAGGAGTTATATGGCCTTTCGAAATTTTCTGGAGGTCAAAATGAGTTATGACCTTATCTACTGTGATCCACCGTGGGAATACGGCAACAGAATCAGTAACGGTGCGGCCTGTAATCATTACAGCACTATGAGCATGGAAGAACTCAAGCGTCTTCCAATATGGAAAGTGGCTGCTGAAAACGCTGTTCTGGCGATGTGGTACACCGGGACCCATAACCGTGAGGCTGTAGAACTGGCTGAATCATGGGGATTCCGTGTCAGAACGATGAAAGGCTTTACGTGGGTGAAGCTGAACCAGAACGCTGCTGATCGCTTCAATAAGGCATTGAGCGCTGGAGAGCTGGTGGACTTTAACGATCTGCTTGAAATGCTGGACCGTGAAACCCGCATGAACGGTGGCAATCATACCCGTAGCAACACCGAGGATGTGCTGATTGCTACCAGAGGAACGGGCTTGCAACGCGCTAGCGCGTCAGTAAAACAGGTCGTGCATACCTGCCTTGGCGAACATAGCGCAAAGCCGTGGGAAGTAAGGAACCGACTTGAACAATTATATGGTGATGTGAAAAGAATCGAAATATTCGCTCGGGAAGAGTGGAACGGATGGGACCGCTGGGGAAACGAATGCAACAACAGCATTGAAATGATTACGGGCCAGATAAAAGAGGTGAACCATGCAGCGTAATATCCAAATGGTAATGGAGCGCTGGGGCGCTTGGGCAGCAAACAACAGTGAAGACGTTACATGGGCTCATATTGCGGCTGGCTTTAAAGGACTCATACCAGCAAAGACCAAATCCCGCGTTCAGTGCTGTGATGATGACGCGATGGTTATCTGTGGCTGTATGGCCCGACTGAACAAAGGCAATAGTGAGCTTCATGATTTGCTGGTGGACTATTACCTGTTCGGAATGACATTCATGTCGCTGGCAAAAAAGCATAATTGCTCTGATGGTCATATAGGAAAAAAACTACAAAAGGGAGAAGGAATAATTGAAGGAATGCTGATGATGCTTGAAGTGAAACTTGAAATGGATGTCGAGGTGTCATTTATTCCTGAAGGAAAAATTGTTGCGGCTGCATAAAAATAGTTTACGTACGTAAAAATATGAATAAGCTGTTAAGAGTGGTCACTTAGACGCGAACTTAAATATTTCAGAACCTCGCCAATCGGCGGGGTTTTTGCTTTTCGCACTCAGTGTAAGTGAAATATAACCATGTGCTTTCAGGGTGAGTTACTATGCAGATTCCTTTCAAAAGTTGTCTGGAGAGTGGCATGGAATTAACATTTAAGGATCTGAAAGAAAAACGCACTAAACTGGTCGAGGCGCAATGGAAGTTACAGGATAAACTTCAGGAGAAGGCGAGCGAACTACTACGAGAGTATTCAGGTTCTCTTGATCTTACATCTCGTGAGTGGACTGGTTCTGACGGAACAAGATGGCCTTATGTGGACATTGGTATTTGGGAGGAGGAGGGGAAGTTCTTTCCTGTATTAATCCCCCAACTCAATATGGACAGCCGTTACCACTTGAATTTCGTGATTGCAACCACTCTTGATGATTCTCCGCTAACAGGTGGCTACAGGCAGGGCGTAAGCATCTCACTCTGGTATGAGAACTCATCATTTTATGCTGAAGTAGGCTCAGGAGACGACGTCTCCCGTTTTTCTGTCTCATCTCAGCTGGGTGGCTTTTATCAGGTATGCAACGCTATTAAGGCGTTAATTAGCTCTTCTATGGATCGCGCCATGCCAGATATTCCAGCGAATTAATAAAGCATAAACATCTTTCAGGGCTATGCAAATGCATGGCCTTTTCTATATCCCGTTGTGAAATGTTCGTGAGGCATGGGTTGTCAGCCAAAGGATCACCGGGAGACACCCGGCACCACGCATCCATTATTGCATAGCAAAAAGGCTCACAACGGTGGAACTTTTAGCAGGGCGAAAAAAAGCCCGCATTGGGTTGCGGGCATAACAGAGAACAAATAGCTAATATTCAAGTTGTCTTTCATCAACTTGTCAGAAGAATTTAACCTTAAGAAAAATTGATGTAAAGACAATATTGATTTCTGGTTATAGGCTGCGCATTTGCGTGGCCTTTTTCGTATTCAGGCTCACGGGAATCATCCGCTACGTGCTTTGTTGATAAATCCAGCCCGTGAAGCCTGACCCTTTCATCACACACAGCACCCGCTAACTATGCGAGGTGAGGCTATGAAAATGAATGACAAGAACCCTGAATTCTGGGCTGCGGCTTTGACCGGACTCAAAAATGCGTGGCCCCAGATTCTGGGGGCGTCAATGGCCGGACTCATTGCCTATGGTCGTCTGATATATGACGGTGCAACACGAAAAAATAAATGGCTTGAGGGCGTCCTTTGTGGCGCCCTTTCTTTATGCATCACCAGCGCGCTTGATGTGGTTGGCCTTCCTGTATCGATATCACCGTTCGTCGGTGGTGTGATTGGATTCGTCGGCGTAGACAAACTGCGCGAAATCGCTATCAGCGCACTCAAAAAAAGGGCAGGGGTGACCGATGACAACCAGTAATGTTTCCCGCGGTATCCGCAACAATAATCCCGGCAATATCCGCTGGGGTGACGAATGGCAGGGCCTGGCACCCAAAACACAGCGCACCGATAAAGCATTTTGCCAGTTCACCACGCCTGAGTATGGTATCCGGGCGATGATCATCATCCTGCGCAACTACCAGCGCAAGCATGGTCTGAACACTGTAAGCGGCATTATCAAACGCTGGGCCCCGCCAAACGAGAACAATACACAGGCGTATATCAACAGCGTGGCTCAGGCGGCGGGCGTTACCCCCGACCAGCGCATCGATACCAGCGACAGCCGTTTCATGATGAAATTGCTACAGGCAATCATTAAGCACGAGAACGGTAGCCAGCCTTACGGATTCGATACGTTTGTTCGCGCAGTCGAACTGGCGGGGTAATCATGAATATCGCGCTGGTGGAACAATACTGGAAACCACTGGCTCTAATATTGCTGGTGGTAGGCGCGTTTATCACCGGAAATGTCTGGAGTGATCGGGGCTGGGAAAAGAAGTGGGCTGACCGTAATAGCGCGGAATCATCGCGAACAGCGAACGCGCAGACCGCCGCCCGCATGATTGAGCAAGGGCGCATAATTGCCCGTGATGAGGCCGTAAAGGATGCACAAGCGAAAGCTGCTAAATCTGCTGACACTGCTGCTGGTCTGTCTGCCACTGTTAGCAAGCTGCAGCAACAAGCCAAAAAACTCGCTACCAGCCTGGACGCCGCAAAGCACACCGCAGATCTTGCCGCTACCGTCCGAAGCAAAACAACCAACGCCGACGCCAGAATGCTCGCCGACATGCTCGGAGATATTGCAGCAGAAGCTAAACGTTATGCTGGAATCGCTGACGAACGCTATGCCGCCGGGATGACTTGTGAGCGCATTTACGAGTCGGTGAGAGAGTCCAATAACAGCAGGGTTACACGATGAACGCAGAAAACCTAAGTGAAGCGTATTACCTCAATAACGATATAAAAGAACTACAGCGTCAGAAAAGCATACTGGAAAGTGGTGCTGGACTTGGTGTGACAATCCAGTCTACCTATCAGGATAATGTCTTTCTTGAGGCCATACGTCCGCATGCAGTGGCTGAACTTGACCGCCGTATTGAGGAAAAGAAAGCTGTGCTGGTCAACTTGGGCCTCTCCTTCCCTTAAGGTATTAGGCATTACAGCAGGCATTCACTGAGTGCCTGTGATAATGCAAGGGATGAGATAAATGCAAAAGTCAACTGCCAGAAAGGTAAGTGATATCAATCAAAGTTAAATGGGATTCATCTTAATCGCTTGAGTTCCGGGGCGTAGAGTGAAGGTGCTGCAATAAGCAGTATCACTCTGGGATATAGTAATGGGACAGTACTATTACGTTAATAAAAATGCGCAGTTAAATGGTGATCACGAAGTGCATGTGAGCTCATGCACCCGATTGCCAGAAGAGAAAAACAGGCTGTATCTGGGAATTTTTGAAACCTGTGCTCCGGCGGTGCGGGAAGCCAAGAAAACCTATTCACAATCTAACGGCTGTTATTACTGCTGTTACTCGTGCCATACGTCGTGAGAAGTAAAACGAACTAAACCAAGGTCGCCTAAGGCGGCCTTTTTTATTATCAGAAGTAGGGGAAGAAGTATGTTAACAGTAAAAGTAATGTCGCCTGGTGGCGGCGAAGAGATTCATTGCGGTCTGAGCGTTGGCTTCAATCCTAACCAGCAGAGTATCGCGGTGTCAGGAATGGACCAGAATATCTTCCTGAAGTCGGGTGAAGTTGCCTATGTGATGAACGCTAACGGTAAGACCATTTCCCGTTACGAACACACAGTGCAGCGGTAGCTATATGCAAAATGAAACAAAAGGGATGGTGATCTTTCTAAGGGATGATGGAATCTCCCTTCAGTATCCAGATGGTCAATGCGCTGGATATGGAACAGATGGAAATATTCAGATTTTTATGGGACAGAGTTGCGATCTGTTCCCAACTAAAATCATTTTGCACGATCAGCGCACTACGAACTTTACCCACAAATAGTCAGGTAATGAATCCTGATATAAAGACAGGTTGATAAATCAGTCTTCTACGCGCATCGCACGCGCACATCAAAGAGAGTCTTTCAGTAGTGAGCCTGGGTGATGCCGTTAGGTTGCGTTTACCTCTCGGGCGGCATTGCCGTGCGACAGGCTCACGTCTAAAAGGAAACGCACATGAAGTATCAGCTTGCAAAATTGTATCGCGGTGATCGTTTCTTCGGGTATGGAATAGCCGTAGGTGGTTTGCTTATTGATGGTCAGGTTTCAACGGTGGTAGAAACTGCGCCAAACGAAATGCCGAAAGTAATTGCGACATTTAATCTCAGCAATGAACATTCCGAAAAACAACCACGAATTGATTTAGACAACCAAAGAGCTTCTAACGAATTCCAGATTGTAATCCATCCAGATAAGACATTAACCGTTGAGCAGTTAAAAGAGTTGCGAGAAACGGTGAAAGGTTTTCTTACCAAGCATAATTTGTCTGGTGGTGGCGCATGGACGTCTTTATAAGCGGAGCTTGGTGTAACAATCCAGTCAACCTATCTGGATAATGCCTTTCTTGATGCCATACGCCCGCATGCAGTGGCTGAACTTGATCGCCGTATCGATGAAAAGAAAGTTGTGCTGGTTAATTTGGGAATTTCCTTCTCTTAATGTGAGTCGTAATAGGGCGGGGAAAACCCCGCCTGAAGCACTTAGAAGCTGCGCGGAGCAGTAGAAAGAATGGATGCCAGCTCTTCCTTCGTTAAATTCCAGCTCCGATTCACAGCGTCAATTTTCTTAAATTCATCAAGCATTGCGTTATAGAGATGTTCTGTATGTGAATGAGTATTGGCGATGGGCTGTTGCTGTTCGGGGAAGCGATCAAATTTCTGATATGCCTCAATGATGCTGAAGTAATCGCATTCATTATTACCGTCGAAACCTGGGAGCTGAATTGCCCCATCATGCACTTTTAGATGATGGTCACGGATTAATTCTTTTTGCTCGCCATCACTAAGTTTCCTGAAAGCATTGGAAAGTCCGCGGTACATATTCAAGACGGCAGTAACAAAATCACGGTCTTCTTTACTTGGTTCGTCAACATCTAATGATGAATATTCTGCCTTGAGAACCCAATCATTACCGGATGACACAGCATATTTAACAAGATGTGGATCAATATCAGTATCGATACCCAAGTGAATGGCAATGTCGCATAACAGAATGGTATTTATTTTATCCTTAATATCCATGAGCTAACCCTCTGAAGTAAAAGAGTAATATCTACACCTGTTAGGTCATGAAGTCTATTGATCTGGCTCACATCTGTAGCAAAACAATTCTATGGAGATTTCAGATGCAGGTCACTTTTGATTTGTGTAAGGGCGTTGCATGCCAGCACTAATTCCTCGCGCCTGTCGCAAGAGAGGTTGTCCTGGCACGACTACGGAGCGCTCTGGTTACTGTGAGCGGCACCGCAATGAAGGCTGGCAACAGCATCAACAGGGTAAGAGTCGGCATGAACGTGGTTACGGTAGCAAGTGGGACATCAAGCGCGCTCGCATTCTGAAGCGTGACAATCATCTGTGTCAGAACTGCCTGCGTACTGGTCGCGCTGTTGCGGCCACAACCGTTGACCATATCAAGGCTAAGGCACATGGGGGTACCGATGACGATTCGAACCTCGAAAGTCTGTGCTGGCCCTGCCACCGCTCGAAAACAGGGCACGAACGATTCAAATGATAGTGATTATCATCAAAAGACGTGGAGGGGAGGGGGAGGTCAAATCCCTGTAGCCGGGCGACCAAAGGACCGCCGCCTAGCCTTTCTTCACATCGCCGCAGGTTAGAAAACTTTTTTTGGGGTCCCCCAGCCGATGATTAATAGGAGTTTTCGATTATGTCAGGACCGCCGAAAACCCCTACCCATCTGCGTTTGGTGAGGGGTAACCCATCCAAACGACCAATCAACAAAAACGAGCCGCAGCCACCTAAAGGGGTCCCCCCAGTTCCCAAACATTTCGACAAGCAGGGGAAGTACTGGTTTAAGCGGATGGCCGAAGAACTTGATGCCATTGGCGTCATATCTCAGTTGGATGCCAGGGCTCTGGAGTTGCTGGTAGAGGCGTATACGGAATACCGCCATCATTGTGAAACGCTGGATCGGGAAGGTTATACCTATGCGGTATACAGCGATGATGATGCTGATGAAGGGAAAGAGCGTGAAATACGCATGATCAAGCCGCATCCGGCAGCCATGATGAAAGCTGATGCCTGGAAGCGACTTCGCGCGATGTTAGCGGAGTTTGGTATGACTCCTTCCAGCAGGTCTAAGGTCAGTAAAGACAAACCAGACGATGATGACCTGTTAAGTCAATTTCTTAATTCGAGGGACTAATGGCTAAAGTTTCTGATGGCATACGTTATGCCGAACGCGTCGTTGCCGGGGAAGTTATCGCCTGTGAATTTATCCGTCTCGCGTGCCAGCGATTTCTTGATGATCTGAAGCATGGTGAAGAACGTGGCATCTATTTCAGCGAGCCCCGCGCACAACATATCCTCAATTTCTATAAATTCGTGCCCCATGTTAAAGGATCACTGGCAGGCCAGCCGATTGAGCTGATGGACTGGCATGTTTTCATTCTGATCAACATCTTCGGTTTTGTTATCCCCCTGGTAAATGAAGAAACAGGCGAAATTGTGCTGCGTAATGATGGCAGTGGCCGTCCTGTGATGGTCCGCAGGTTTCGCACAGCATATAACGAGGTAGCCCGTAAAAACGCCAAGTCGACATTATCCTCTGGCGTTGGTCTCTATATGGCTGGCGCCGATGGTGAGGGCGGGGCAGAGGTTTATTCCGCAGCGACAACGCGGGATCAGGCTCGCATCGTTTTTGAAGATGCGAAAAACATGGTTAAAAAAGCGAAACCCACACTGGGGCGACTGTTTGAGTTCAATAAACTGGCGATTTACCAGGAGCAGACAGCATCCAAGTTTGAGCCGCTTTCTTCTGATGCCAACAATCTGGATGGTCTCAATATCCATTGTGGCATCGTCGACGAACTTCATGCGCATAAAACCCGTGATGTCTGGGACGTTCTGGAAACTGCAACCGGCGCACGATTGCAGTCTCTCCTGTTTGGCATAACGACTGCCGGCTTTAACAAAGAAGGGATTTGCTACGAGCTGCGCGATTATGCCATTAAGGTGCTGCGTGGCTATAACAGCGAAGTGGAAGGCGCGGTTAAGGATGATACCTTTTTCGCCATCATCTTCACCCTGGATAAGGATGATGATCCGTTTGATGAAACGGTCTGGCAAAAGGCTAACCCCGGACTCGGTATCTGTAAGCGCTGGGACGATCTTCGCCGCCTGGCTAAGAAGGCCAAAGAACAGGTTTCCGCCAGGGTTAACTTTTTCACCAAACACATGAATATCTGGGTGACCGCTGAGTCAGCCTGGATGGACATGATTAAGTGGGAAAACTGCGAGTTTATCGCCCCCCGTCATGAGCTGAGAACTTACCCGATGTGGGCTGGCGTGGATCTGGCCCACAAGATTGATATTTGCGCTGCGGTAAAACTCTGGCGGGCAGATAACGGTCATGCGCACGCAGACTTTAAATTCTGGTTACCCGAAGGGCGACTGGAAAAATGTTCCGCTCAAATGGCGCAGATGTATCGAAAATGGGCTGAGCTTGGGAAGCTGGAACTGACCGATGGTGATGTTATCGATCATGCGCAGATTAAGGCTGATTTTCTGGAATGGATTAGCGGCGAAAACCTGAAGGAAACCGGATTCGACCCGTGGAGCGCAACGCAGTTTAGCCTGGCTCTGGCAGAAGAGGGCGTGCCGCTGGTGGAGGTTCCGCAGACGGTCAGAAACTTTTCTGAGTCAATGAAAGAGGTGGAGTCTCTGGTTTATGGCGGGCGTTTTCATCACAGCAATCATCCGGTTATGAACTGGATGATGTCTAACGTCACCGTCAAGCCTGACAAAAACGACAATATCTTTCCGAATAAATCCACGCCAGAAGCGAAAATAGACGGGCCTGCCGCCTTGTTTACCGCAATGAGCCGCATGCTTGTAAACGGCGGCGAACAACAGGACAGCCTCTCTGACCATCTGGAAAGTTACGGCGTCCGTTCATTATAAAGAGGCAGTTATGATCCTGATGATTCTCGCCCCACTGATCGGGGTGATGGGCGCTATTTTGCTTTCGTTTGGTGTATGGATGATTTATCCGCCTGGAGGCTTAATCAGTGCGGGTATGCTTTGCCTTATCTGGTCATGGCTGGTTTCCCGCACGCTTTCGCTGGCCGGGAAAACATCGCGAGGAGGGACTGACTGATGTTTTTCCCCGGAATGTTCAAAAAAAGTGACGCCCCTGTCACTACTCCGGCAGAACTCGCTGAAGCAGTGGGAATGACTTACGACACCTATACAGGGAAAAGGGTAAGCAGCCAGAAAGCCATGCGGCTTACAGCAGTTTTCGGTTGTATCAGGGTTCTTGCTGAGTCGATGGGCATGCTGCCCTGTAACCTGTACAAGATAACCGGAAACAGTAAACAAAAAGCGACTTCCGAAAGGCTGCATAAATTACTGACGATGAAGCCAAATGATTACATGACCCCTCAGGAGTTCTGGGAACTGGTCATTGTCTGTCTTTGTCTTCGCGGTAATTTTTACGCCTACAAAGTTAAAGCGCTTGGCGAGGTGGTGGAGCTTCTTCCCATTGACCCCGGGTGTGTTGAACCAAAGCTTAACAGCCAGTGGCAGCCGGTTTACCAGGTAACATTCCCCGATGGCTCAACAGATGTGCTTGGGCAGGATGATATCTGGCATGTCAGAACGCTTACCTTTGACGGGCTGGTGGGGCTGAACCCTATAGCCTATGCAAGAGAAGCAATATCTCTGGGAATGGCAACAGAGGAACATGGGGCGCGGTTGTTCTCAAATGGCGCGGTTACCTCCGGCGTACTCCGCACTGAGCAAACGCTCACTGACGCTGCTTACGCAAGGCTGAAAAAGGATTTTGAGGATCGTCACCTCGGGCTGAGCAACGCGCACCGACCAATGATTCTCGAAATGGGACTGGACTGGAAGTCGATGGCGCTCAATGCGGAAGACAGTCAGTTCCTTGAGACCAGGAAATTCCAGCTGGAGGAAATATGCCGCCTGTTCCGGGTGCCGATGCACATGGTGCAGAACACTGACCGCTCGACGTTTAACAATATTGAAAACCTCGGCATGGGGTTTATCAATTATTCACTCGTTCCGTACATGACCCGCATTGAGCAGCGAATCAACATCGGGCTGGTGAAGGAATCAAAGCAGGGTGTGTACTACGCAAAATTCAATGCCGGCGCATTGCTGCGCGGGGATATGAAGTCGCGATTTGAGGCGTATTCAACAGGCATTAACTGGGGGATTTACTCACCAAATGACTGCCGGGAGCTTGAAGAACTTAACCCACGCGCAGGAGGGGATATTTACCTTACGCCAATGAACATGACGACGAAGCCGTCAGACAGCAGCAAGAACAAAACAACCGAGGAACAACATAATGCCGATGACTAAACAGCGGCTGGATATTCCGCTACAGCTAAAGTCTGTCAGCGACAGCGGGGAGTTTGAAGGCTATGGCTCTGTTTTTGGCGTAAAGGACAGCTTCGATGATGTTGTTGTGCCAGGCGCCTTTTCGGCCTCCCTTCAGGCATGGAAAGAAAAGAATGCTCTCCCTGCATTACTCTGGCAGCACCGTATGGATGAACCCATCGGTATTTACACTGAGATGAAAGAGGATGAGGTTGGCCTTTATGTTAAAGGCCGGTTACTCATTGATGACGACCCCCTTTCGAAACGCGCACACGCCCACATGAAGGCCGGTTCTTTAACCGGCCTTTCTATTGGTTACATGCTGAAAGACTGGGAGTACGACCGTGTTAAGGGCGTGTTCCTTCTTAAAGAGATTGACCTGTGGGAAGTCAGTCTCGTCACGTTTCCGTCGAACGATGAAGCGCGTGTAAGTGATGTCAAAAGCGCATTTTCCCGCGGAGAAATCCCTTCTCAAAAAAGTATTGAACGAGTCCTGCGCGATGTTGGGCTCTCACGCACCCAGGCTAAAGCATTCATGGCCGGGGGTTATAGCTCACTTTCACTGCGTGATGTTGATGAAGTGAGTACCGCACTGGATGCACTGAAAAACATCAAATTTTAATCAGGAGTTAATTATGTCAGTTGACGTTAAAGACGTAGAGCAGGTCGCGCAGGAACTGCAGGCGAAGTTTGATGCGTTCAAAGAAAAGAACGATAAGCGCCTGGAAGCAGTTGAACAGGAAAAGGGCAAGCTGGCGGGGGAGGTTGAAAACTTAAACGGCAAGTTGTCTGAACTGGATGAGCTTAAATCTGCGCTGGAAGAGGAACTGAAGCAGGTTAAACGTCCAGCCGGTGGTCCTCAGAGCAAAGCCGCAAGCGAACATAAAACCGCTTTCATTGGCTTTATGCGCAAGGGTAAAGATGACGGGCTGCGCGAACTTGAACGCAAAGCTCTGCAGGTCGGTGTGGATGAAGATGGTGGCTATGCCGTGCCGGAAGAGCTGGATCGCACGATCCTTAATCTTCTGAAAGATGAAGTGGTGATGCGCCAGGAGGCGACAACCATCACAGTTGGCGGCGCTAACTATAAAAAACTGGTTAATCTCGGCGGTACGGCTTCCGGCTGGGTTGGTGAAACTGATGCCCGCCCGGAAACCGATGCGTCTAAACTCGGTCAGATTGAGCCGTTCATGGGAGAAATTTACGGTAACCCGCAGGCGACTCAAACCATGCTGGATGATGCCTTTTTCAACGTCGAAGACTGGATCAACAGCGAACTGGCAATTGAGTTTGCAGAGCAGGAAGAAATCGCCTTTACCAGCGGTAACGGGACGAAGAAGCCGAAAGGTTTTCTGGCATACGCTTCCACGCTTGATCCGGACAAGACTCGTGCATTTGGTACTCTCCAGCACATTCTCTCTGGCGCTGCGGCAGGCGTAACGGCTGATGCGATCATCAAACTGGTCTACACGTTGCGTAAAGTGCATCGTAATGGCGCTAAGTTCATGATGAACAACAACAGTCTGTTTGCTATCCGAATCCTGAAAGATTCAGAAGGCAACTACCTGTGGCGTCCTGGTCTGGAACTGGGTCAGCCCTCCTCTCTGGCCGGGTACGGTGTGGCAGAGAACGAACAGATGCCGGATATCGCGGCTGATGCTAAAGCAATTGCATTTGGCAATTTCAAGCGTGGTTACACCATTGTTGACCGCATCGGCACCCGCATTCTTCGTGACCCCTACACCAAAAAACCATTCGTTGGTTTCTACACCACCAAACGAACCGGGGGAATGCTGGTGGATTCTCAGGCCATTAAACTGCTGCAGATCGGCACTGGCGCTTAATTCTCTGGGGCTTCGGCCCCGATTTTTCGAGGTGATTTATGCCTGAATTATTGCGTGAACTTAAGTGGTCCCCAGATGGTTGTATTGTCGAATCCATTCCCGCAGGGGTGTATCCGGACGGTGAGCTACCTGTCCGCGCTGAGGAAATTGCTGCCGAACTAGGCATTATCAAATTTGGTAGTGGCGGTGTTCATGTTCCTGCAGAGCCAGAGCCAGAGCCAGAGCCAGAGCCAGAGCCAGAGCCAGAGCCAGAGCCAGAACCACCGAAAACAAAACGTGGGAAGACCAAATGAAACCGTCTATTGCCGAATTACGGCAGCAATGCCGGATAGACAGCGATGATGTTTCTGAAGATCAGACACTGGCGATATATCTCAGTGCAGCAAAGTCCCATGCTGAGAAAATTGTAAACAGGACTCTATACGATACGAGCATCCCGGACAGTGACCCTGATGGCATCATCATCAGCGACGATATCAAGCTGGCGTTAATGCTTCTTGTCAGCCACTGGTACGAGAACAGAGAGCCGGTAAATACTGGCAATATTACAAGCACATTGCCGTTTGGTGTTCAGGCTCTCCTGGGGCCGCACCGGAAGCACCCGGGAACATAAGGGGGGGTATATGCAGGCAGGTCGATTACGCCATCGCGTTACTATCCTGAACTTTACTTCTTTTCGCGATACGACAGGCCAGCCGGTTGAAGAGTGGCAGGAGGGAAAGATCATATGGGCGGAAGTGCTGGGTATCAGTGGTCGTGAGCAGTTGCAATCAGGAGCAGAAACGGCGCAGGCAACTATTCGGGTGTGGGTCCGTTTCCGGCGTGATGTGACTGCTGCGTCAAGATTAAAGGTGCTCACAGGGCCATTTAAAGGTGCGGTACTGAATATCATCAGCCCCCCCATACCCGACAGTAAAGCCACCAGGCTGGAAATACTCTGTAAAAATGGAGCGGAAAAATGATTGATATCAGTCTGGATTTTTCTGGCCTTGAAGAGATATCCCGCGATCTGGAGTTACTGAGCCGCGCTGAAAACAACAAGGTTCTGCGTGATGCCACTCGAGCTGGCGCTGAGGTTCTGAAAGACGAGGTGATAGCAAGAGCGCCTGAACGAACCGGCAAACTGAAGAAAAACGTTGTGGTGCTTACGCAGCGATCTCGTAAACGCGGTGATATTTCATCCGGTGTTCATATTCGTGGTCGAAACATGCGAACAGGTAACAGCGATAATTCAATGAAAGCCTCCGATCGACGTAACGCGTTTTACTGGCGATTTGTTGAAATGGGCACAGTGAATATGCCCCCACATCCTTTTGTCCGTCCTGCATTTGATACCCGCGAAGAACTGGCAACGCGAGTCGCTCTGAAACGCATGAACCAGGCCATTGACGAGGTGCTGAGTAAATGACGGAAGATGACCTTTATCTTTTGCTGAAGCCTCTGGCCGGAGGGCAGGTTTATCCATACGTTGCCCCACTTGGCAGTGATGGTCAGCCCTCGATATCGCCGCCCTGGGTGATTTTTTCGCTTATTTCTGATGTGGCCGCTGATGTTCTTTGTGGGCAAGCCGAATCCGGGATATCGGTCCAGGTGGATGTTTACTCACTGACTCTCAAAGAGGCGCGGAATCTTCGTGATATGGCGCTTCAGGTGGTTAAGCCACTCAATCCCACCAATATAAGCAAAACCCCTGGTTATGAACCAGAGAACCGGTATTACCGGGCGACGCTGGAATTTCAGGTCACTGTCTGACACATCCATTAACTCACAGACCCGCTACGGCGGGTTTTCTATTTTCAGGAGACAACTATGTCCTCACTGTATGAAAAATCGCAGGGTACGAAAATTCAGATCACCTCTGCGCCAGCGACGCTGGACACGATTGGTTCTTCAACCTGGCTGGATTTGCACTGCACTATCAAAGAGGTCCAGTTTACTGGCGGTCAGAAGCAGGACATCGATGTCACGACTCTGTGCTCAACCGAGCAGGAAAACATCAACGGCCTGGGCGCTCAGTCAGAAATCTCTATGTCCGGTAACTTCTATGTTAACCCGGCACAGGATGCGCTGCGTGAAGCTTACGATAACGACACCACATATGGTTTTCGGATTGTCTTCCCGTCTGGTATTGGCTTCCAGTTCCTGTCTGAAGTTCGTCAGCACACCTGGTCTTCAGGGACAAACAGCGTGGTGGCTGCAACGTTCTCGTTACGCCTGAAAGGTAAGCCGACGAAAATTGATAACGCGCTGCGCCTGACCACCGACCTGCCTGACACCAAATCTGTTACCTCTGGTGCGGCTTTGTCACTGACGGTCGTAGCTGCCGGGGGAACGGCACCTTATTCCTACGTCTGGAAGAAAGGCGGCAGCGCGGTGAGTGGACAGACGACAGCAACGTTCAACAAGGCAAACGCTGCTGCAGGTGATGCCGGTGATTACGTTTGTGAAGTTACCGACGCTTCCACGCCTGCTGGAAAAGTCACCTCAGCAACCTGCGTCGTAACGGTAGCGTAATTCATCTTCTTTAATCAGGGATAAAAAATGGCTAAGAGTCTTAAAGAACTGGCGCTGGCTAAAATGTCAGGCTTTCGTCATAAAATTATTACGGTCCCTGAATGGGGTGGTGTGAAGGTTGTTCTGCGGGAACCTTCTGGCGAAGGGTGGCTACGCTGGCAGGAAATTGCAAAATCTGGCGCTGATGAAGAAGGCGAGGTGTCTGTATCAGAAAAAGCACACCGTAATCTTTGTGCTGACGTGGTGCTGTTCATTGATATCCTTTGCGATACCAACAAGCAACCGGTATTCAGCGTCGATGAAGAAGAGCAGGTACGTGAAATTTACGGCCCCGTTCACTCACGTCTGCTAAAACAGGCGCTTGACCTTATCAACAGCGCGGATGAAGCGCGGGAAAAGTCGCAACCCCCGGCGTAAAGTTTCTGATGGCGCTTGCGCTCCGCATGGGGCGCACGCTCTCAGAGCTTCGGCAGACCATGACGGCAAGCGAGCTTCTGATGTGGATTGAATTCGACAGACAAAGCCCTATTGGCGATATCCGTGGTGACATTCAGGCAGCTCAGCTCGTCTCTGCCATCTACGGCTCGCAGGGGGCAAAAGTACCGCTTGACGATGCGATCCTGCGCTGGGGTGGCGATGAGCAATCAGAACCGAAGGACCCGTTTGCAGGGCTTGAGGCTGCATTAACAGCAGCAACTCAGTGACAAACAAACTACCTCAGTTTAGGATTAATTTGATAACAATAACTGGGGTAAAAAATGAAAATATTTTTAACGCTATTGACTTGTATCCTTTTTGTAAGTGGATGCAAACCTTCAGAAAAGAATTTAATTTCCATAGGTGAAAATGTTGTAAGAGATAGTCTAAATGACCCTGATAGTGCGAAGTTTAACTCGCAGTACTACAAATATGGGGATGACGGTGCTTATATTTGTGGTGATGTAAACTATAAAAACTCTTTTGGAGGTTATGATGGTAAAAAGAAATATTATGTTTATATCGAAGTGGTTGATGGTAAATTGATAAGTCATGGAACAGTGACAATAATTAAAGAAACAGATAAGGCCCTATCTGAAGTATATAAGTCACTCTGCAAGTAACGATAATTAATTCTAATATAAACCTCGCGTTACGCGGGGTTTTTTATTCGGTGAAAATATGGCGACTCTCCGCGAACTGATAATTAAAATCTCGGCTAACTCTCAGTCTTTCCAGACGGAGATCGCGCGTGCTTCACGCACTGGACAAGATTATTACCGAACCATGCAAAATGGCGGTCGTCAGGCGGCAGCGGCTTCAAGAGAAACACAACGAGCTCTGGCAGAAGTCACAAACCAACTTAATTCTGCAAAAGCTTCTGCTATGGGACTGGCTGGTGCATTTGCTGGAGCATACGCCACAGGACACCTGATATCTTTAGCGGATGAATGGAGTTCTGTTAACGCAAGGTTAAAGCAGGCATCGCAGTCTACTGATGATTTTAAAGAGTCACAGCGTGCGCTCATGGATATTAGCCAAAGAACTGGTACTGCATTTTCAGATAACGCCAGCCTGTTTGCTCGTTCGGCTGCTTCCATGCGTGAATATGGATATAGTTCAGAAGAGGTTCTGAAAGTAACCGAAGCTATTTCAACGGGACTTAAACTGTCTGGCGCAAGCACATCAGAGGCGAGTTCTGTTATTACCCAATTCAGCCAAGCACTAGCGCAAGGTGTGCTTCGTGGTGAAGAGTTTAACTCAGTCAACGAAAATGGCGATCGTGTAATCCGTGCGCTGGCATCGGGAATGGGGGTTGCAAGAAAAGACCTTAAAGCGATGGCCGATCAGGGACAATTAACTTCTGACAAGGTTGTACCGGCATTAATCAGCCAACTAGGGTCACTTCGGGAAGAGTACAACGCAATGCCACAGACAGTGGCGGCAGCTACAACAAAAATTGAAAATGCTTTCATGGCATGGGTTGGCGGGGCAAACGAAGCAACCGGAGCGACAAGTGCTTTAACGGGCGTTCTCAATACCATCTCCGATAATATTAATACTGTTGCTGCCGCTGCTGGGGCGTTGGCAGCTATTGGTGGCGCAAGATTTCTCGGGGGGATGTTTGGTGATCTCAGTGGGCAAACAGCGCAACTGATCGATGCACGTAAAAATGAAATAGCGCTCGCAGCCGCACGAGCCAGTTCAGCGACACAGTCACAGAGAAAAGCCGCTGCAGATGCAATTGCAGCAGAAAGAGCATATCAACTGTCTCAGATGGAACTTGAGCTTACCCGCAATACTAATGCCGAAGCGACGGCAACCCAGAACGTGATTGCCAAACGTCGTGCAATGATTACGGCTAATGCTGCATTGGTTCAGTCAAATCGTGCTGTTACTGCATCCCAGCAAGCTCTTAATTCTGCAACTTCTGTTATGGGGCTTGTCAAAAGTGGTGCGACAGGCTTGCTTTCATTGGTTGGCGGTCTTCCAGGAATATTGATGCTTGGGGCTGGCGCCTGGTACACCATGTACCAAAATCAGGAACAGGCGCGACAGTCTGCCCGCGAATATGCAAACCAGATTGATGAAATCAAAGAGAAGACATCAAAAATGTCTCTCCCTGAACTGGACAGTAACCGTAGTCAGACCGTCGCAGCACTGGAAGAGCAAAAACGGTTGATTTCAGAGCAGGAAAAAAGTGTAGCTAGCCTGAATCGTCAGATAAATGAGCTTAATGAGGCGAGAAATAAACCAGGAATAACCCAAGAAAATGACCTTAATATTCTTAAGGCAATATCAATACTTACTGACCAAATTGCTGTTGAGGAAGAAAAACTATCGCAGCTTAGGGAGAAATCACTTTCACTATCACAAGCTCAAGAGGAAAACGAAAGACGGAGTAATGACCTAATTAAAGAGCGTGCATGGCGTCAAAATGCTGAGTATCAGTCTCTGGTAAACATGAACGGCCAGCATAATGAGTTTAACCGCCTGCTGGGTCTGGGAAATCAGCTATTAATGGCCCGGCAAGGGCTGGCTAACGTCCCGCTCAGACTTCCTCAGGCCGACCTCGACAAAAAGCAAACCGATGCCCTCGAAAAGAGCCGCCGGGATCTGAAGTTGTCACGCCTGAAGGGTGAGGCCAAAGAGCGCCTGCGTCTGAGTTATGCAGCCGATGACCTGGGGTTAACCAGTGATCCGCAATTCCAGACAGGCCGTCAGGAGTTGATTAATAACGGTCTTGCTGAATGGCGGAATAATGAGGCCAACAAACCTAAGGCGAAGGGCGGTAAAACCGAAGGCGAGAAAACCGAGGATGTGTATAAGCGCCTTATCAAGCAGCAAAAAGAGCAGATTGCCCTGCAAGGCCAGAATACTGAACTGGCGAAGGTTAAATACCAGGTCAGCCAGGGGGAGCTTGCTTCTCTGACAGAAGCCCAGAAAAAGACGGTATTGCAGAATGCTGCGCTGATTGACCAGGTTAAATTGCGTGAGCAACTGCGAAATTACGAAGCCAACCTTGCTGACAGTAACGCCAGCGCCCGCGCAGCCAATGAAGCGCAACTGCTGGGCTACGGGCAGGGAACCAGGTTCCGTGAAAGACTTCAGGAGCAGTTCAATCTGCGTAAGGAGTTTGAGCAGAAGAATACCGATCTTCTCCGCCAGCGTCAGGCTGGTGAAATCGACGAGACGTTCTATCAGCAGGGGCTGGCACTTAATAAGCGCTACCTCGAAGAGCGCCTGCGCGACCAGGAGGGATATTACGCAGCTTCTGATGCGCAGCGTGACGACTGGATGACGGGACTGTCTGAGGGTTATGCGAACTGGGTGGACGAAGCTACTGATTATTCTTCCATGGCCGCTGACGGCATGAAGCAGGCTATGGGTGGCGCGGTCACCACGATCACCGACATGCTCAATGGCAACGTTGACAGCTGGAAGGACTGGGGCGTGAGCGTACTGAAAATTATCCAGAACGTTCTGGTGAACATGGCTGTTGCTAATGGCGTCAGCTCAATTGGATCACTGTTCAGTTTTGGCGCCTCGTCAGCCGCAACCGCCAGCAGCGGTACCGCTATTCAGAATGCCGGCGCGAACTTTACCTTTAATGCGAAGGGTAATGTTTACGACTCTCCGTCCCTGAGCGCTTACAGCAATGGCGTTTTTCAGACGCCTCAGCTGTTTGCTTTTGCCAAAGGCGCAGGGGTTTTTGCCGAGGCTGGTCCGGAAGCCATTATGCCGCTTACGCGCGCCGCTGATGGTTCGCTGGGCGTTCGGGCAGTTGGTACTCCGCAGGTCTCCGGCGGTGTGCCTTCAGTTAACTTCGGCGATATCAATATTCAGGGTGGATCACCACAGGCAGCAAGTCAGGGAACCGCCGGCGCCGCTGGCAGACAACTGAAAGATGCCATCACTGGCGTCATTAACGAACAGGCCAGCATGCCGGGCTCGCCTCTGTGGCGATTAATCAAGGGAGTTTAACCATGGCAGTCGAAACCTTCAGCTGGTGCCCAAAGGTTGCCTCTCAGGTTGATACAAGTTTTCGTACCCGAAAGGCGCAGTTTGGCGATGGCTATACACAGGTGGCCGGGGACGGCATCAACCCGGTAACACCTCAGTGGAGCGTGAGCTTTACCGGCGACGAGGCTTACATTCAGGCCATTAAAAACTTTCTGAACAGACATACAGGGTGGAAGTCATTTATCTGGAAGCCGCCGCTTGAGCCTTCAGGTTTATGGCGCGCGGAATCCTTCCAGATATCTACCCACGGCAACAAAAAATACACCCTCAGCAGCACATTCATACAGGCATACCATCCATGAGTATTTCATCTGATGTCCAGAAACTGGAGCCGGGTAAGCGCGTCCGCCTGATCGAGGTGGACGGCTCAGCGTTCGGTGCGGGTATTCTTCGCTTTCACAACGAGACAATCCCGCATACCGAGGCGGAAATCATCGCCGCAGGCGGCGACGAGTCAAAACTTGAGCCGAAGTCGGTGTGGTGGCAGGGGCAGGAGTATGGCGCGTGGCCGTATGAACTGACCGGCATATCTGTCAGCAGTGACGGCCAGAGTTCACGGCCGTCACTCACTGTTGCAAACATCAGCGGTACGATTGGCGCGCTGTGCCGCAGGTTTCAGGGGATGGCTAAAGCAAAGGTGATCATCCATGACACCTTCGCTCACTATCTGGACGCAAGAAATTTTCCTGGCGGGAACCCGACTGCGAATCCCAACGAGGAGCGCAAACAGGTTTATTACATCGACCGTAAATCAGGGTCAGACGATGAAACCGTAGAGTTTGAGCTTTCCAGTCCAGCCGATCTGCGCGGGCAACTCATTCCGACCCGGCAAATTCAGCCAATGTGCACGTGGTGCATGCGGGGCTGGTACAAAACCGGGAACGGCTGCACCTACGCCGGGCAAAACGGCTGGTTCGATAAAGACGGCAATCGGGTGGACGATCCTTCACAGGATGTTTGCTCCGGATTGCTGTCAACGGGCTGTAAACCTCGCTTCGGAGAGAATGAACAGCTGGATTATGGCGGGTTCCCCGGCGCTTCACTTCTGAGAGGATAATCATGCGCGACAAAACAGTTAGCGCCATTCTGGTGCATGCCGCCGCATCCTTCCCCGAGGAGTGCTGTGGCGTGGTTATTCAGAAGGGGCGGGTGGAGAAATACATCCCCTGCAAAAATAATGCTGAGTCGCCGACTGAGCAATTTGAACTTAATCCTGAGGATTATGCGGCCGCCGAAGAGCAGGGCACTGTGGTGGCGATCGTCCACAGCCATCCCGGCGACGGGGCAACAACTCAGCCGAGCGAGCTCGACATGCTGATGTGTGATGCCACGGAACTGCCCTGGATTATTGCATCGTGGCCGGAGGGCGACATTCGCACCGTCATGCCTCGCGGAGACCGTCCCCTCACAGGGCGCCAGTTTGTACTCGGGTATGCAGACTGCTGGTCTCTCATCATGGACTATTTCCGCATCGAGCACGGCATTGAACTGCCCAACTACAGCGTAGATCGCCACTGGTGGGAGCAGGGTGAAAACCTCTATATGGATAACTGGCAGGAATGCGGTTTCCGTGAGTACGACGGTCCCGCTCAGCCAGGTGACATGGTTATCATGCAGGTTCAGTCCACCGTCCCGAACCATGCCGGGATTTTGCTTGATGGCAACATGCTACTGCATCATATGTATGGCCAGCTAAGCCAGCGTATTCCCTACGGTGGCTATTACCGTGACCGTACCATCAAAATTCTGCGTTATAAGGATTTGATGTAATGGAAAGAAAAACCGTTATCAAACTCAGCGGCTCAATGGCTCAGCGATTTGGCAGGACGCATCGCCGCGCACTAACGTCTGCCAGCGAAGTGTTCAGGGCGCTTTCTAACACCATTGACGGCTTTGATGCTTATCTGCGTGAAGCTCGGGCAAAGGGACTGGATTTTGTTATTTTCCGGGATCGTCGCAATATCGGGCACGAAGAGTTTGAACTCCTGGGACCGGGTGATGAGTTAAGAATAATCCCTGTGATAAGGGGTAGTAAAAGAGCTGGAGTTTTCCAGGCGTTGCTCGGAACGGCTCTGGTCGCTGCTGCCATATGGATGCCGGGAGTTAGTATCGCAGCAAGTAACATCATGTTTCCCGTTGGTGCCGCAATGGCCGTTGGTGGTGTAGTGCAAATGCTCTCTCCTCAGGTTTCAGGCCTGCGAATGCGTCAGGAACCTGATAACAAACCCTCCTATGCGTTTGGTGGGCCAGTTAACACAACAGCATCTGGCAATCCCGTCCCCCTGCTTTATGGGCAACGCGAAATTGGCGGCGCAATTATATCCGCCGGGGTTTATGCAGAAGATCAGCAATAAACCAAACCACGTACTATAAGCCACCTGACGGTGGCTTTTTTTATGGACGCGATATGACGACGACAATCATCAAAGGCCGCGGTAAAGGTGGCAGCAATCAGACCAGAACGCCCGTGGAAGCACCGGACAGCATTCAGTCCATTGCGAGGGCAAAGGTGCTGATTGCTCTTGGAGAGGGTGAGTTCGCTGGCGGACTTGATGGTAAAAACATTTTTCTTGGTGACTCTTCTTCATACACGCCCCTTCAGAACGCCGACGGAAGTTATAACTTCAATAATGTAAAATATGAGTTCCGTTCCGGTACTCAGGACCAGGACTACATTCAGGGCTTCCCCGGCATTGAAAACGAGATTCAGGTTTCATACGAGCTGAAACAGGCCGTGCCGTACGTTCGCGCGGTATCCAACACGCAGCTCTCTGCGCTGCGAATTCGCCTGGGATGGCCAACTCTTTTACTCCAGAAAAACAACGGCGATAAAGTCGGCACCCGCGTTGAGTATGCTATCGATCTGTCGGTCGATGGTGGGCCGTATGAAACGGTGATTAACGGTGCTGTTGATGACAAAACCACGTCGCTTTATGAGCGCAGCCACCGCGTCAATCTTCCAAAAGCCTCGACTGGATGGCAGTTGCGGGTTCGCAGAATCACGCCGGATTCCACGAGCGTGAATGTCGTGGACATCATGCGCGTTGTGGCCGTTACTGAAATTATTGACGCCAAACTTCGCTACGTTAACACAGCTCTGCTGTATGTAGAGTTTGACGCAAAGCAGTTCCCCAATGGCATTCCTCAGGTTGTGTGCAATCCGAAAGGGCGAATCATCCGTGTACCTGACACGTATGATCCTGAAACCCGTACTTACTCTGGTACATGGGAGGGCGTATTTAAATGGGCATGGACGGATAATCCAGCCTGGATATATTACGACATCATCCTGAACGAGCGTTTCGGGCTGGGTCAAAGAATCGACGCGACTCAGATAGACAAATGGGAGCTATATCGCATCGCTCAGTATTGCGATCAGCCGGTACCAGACGGCAGGGGCGGCAGCGGGACGGAGCCTCGCTTTCGTTGTAACGTTTATATTCAGGACCGTAATGACGCCTGGACCGTACTTCGTGATCTGGCGGGTATATTTCGCGGCATGGCGTACTGGGGCGACAACAAGATGTATGTCCTCGCCGATATGCCCCGCGATGTGTGGCACATCTATAACCACTCCAGTGTTGTTGAAGGAAAATTTACCTTTGCAGACCCGAGTGAAACCACCCGAAATACCGCCGCGCTAGTGAACTGGTCAGATCCAGCTAACCACTATAAGGACACGCCTGAGCCAGTTTACGATAACGATCTGGCCATGCGCTTCGATTATCGTCAGCTTGAAATGACCGCAATCGGCTGCACAAGGCAGTCAGAGGCAAACCGGCGCGGGCGCTGGGCGCTGCTTACTAACGGTATCGGCGAGGTGGTGACCTTCAGCACGGGCATGGATGTCCCCCCTGTCGGGGAGGTGATCGGCGTGGCTGCCAACGAGCTGGCCGGAAGAACCATTGGCGGCAGAGTGAGTGCGGTTAACGGTCGCAACATAACTCTCGATCGCGCTGCTGATGTGAAAGCGGGGAACAGGCTGTTTTTGAATCTGCCATCAGGCATAGCTCAGGCCAGAACCGTTCAGGCCGTTAACGGAAACACAGTCACTGTAACCACATCCTACAGCGAAACGCCTGAGGCTGAATGTAACTGGGGTGTTGATTCTGACGATCTGTTTATTGCGCTTTTTCGTGTTACGGGAACGCGGGATAACAATGATGGCACTTTCGAAGTCACCGGAACGACATACAACCCTGACATCTATCCTGCCGTTGACACCGGAGCAAGACTGGACGAGCGTCCTATCAGTGTCATTCCTCCGGGTGTTCAGACTCCTCCAGGAAATATTGTCGTAGACAGTTACTCTACGGTTAACCAGAACATTGCGATTACCACTATGCGCGTCGCTTGGGATGCTGTTCAGGGTGCAGTTGCGTACGAGGCGGAATGGCGGCGTGACAGCGGAAACTGGGTAACCGTGCCCCGAACGTCTTCTCTCGGCTTTGAAGTGCAGGGTATCTACTCGGGTCGCTATCTGGTCCGCGTTAGGGCGGTGAACACCAGCGACGTTTCATCAGTCTGGGCGATATCATCAGAAGTAAATCTTACAGGCAAGGTGGGAAATCCACCGAAACCTGTCGGCTTTGCGACAACTCCGATCAACTGGGGGATTCGCCTGAACTGGGGATTCCCGGCTAACACCGGGGACACACTGAAAACGGAAATTCAGTACACCGCGAACAGTGATTTCTCTAATCCTCTATTGCTGTCGGATGTGCCTTATCCGTCAGCCGAATACACCCAACTGGGACTGAAGGCGGGACAGGAGTTCTGGTACCGCGCGCAGCTGGTTGACAGAACGGGTAATGAATCAGGCTGGACCGACTGGGTTCGTGGTGTATCCAACGCGAATGCTGACGACTACCTGGGCGATATTGCTGATGACTTCCTGACGTCTGCAGACGGTGACCGCCTGACTGGCGACATTGATACCAACCTTGAAGGCATTCTGCAGAACGCGCTGGCCAACCACGGAACCGTTGAACATCAGTTTGCGCAGTACGGCGAGGTCCGCGCAGACATTCTGGTGGTGAAAACCACAATCGCCGATGTGAATCAGGCGATGGCGGAAATGTCCACGCAGGTGCAGGCGCAGGGCACGATGCTCACTTCAGTTGACGGAAAAGTGGATATACTCGGGCAGACTACCAGCCAGCAATATTCCCAGGTAACAGCTGTGCTACAGGACAAATTGACTGCCATGGTAGACAGCACTGGCGCATCGGCGATTCATACGCTGAAGGTTGGTTTGCGTATTAACGGGCAGGAATATAACGCCGGAATGAGCATCGCAGCGCTGGCTCAGCCAGGCCAGCCGGTGGTAACTCGTATCGGATTTAACGCCAATCAGTTCGTCCTGATGAGTGGTAGCGGTGATACGCAATATTCACCCTTTGCTGTTGTTAATGGTCAGGTGTTTATCAGCGATGCGTTTATTCAGAATGGAAGTATAACAAGCGCCAAAATTGCTAACGCCGCAATCAACAATGCGAAAATCTCAGGTTCTATCTGGTCAGAAGGTTACAAAGTTGCAAATCAGGGGGGGTGGTGTCTTTCTAAAACCGACAACAATCTTTCCTTTACAGGGCCGGAAGGTCGTTTGTTTGTGCAGATTGGTAAACTAACAGGGGTGGCTCCCAATGTCTGATTTTGGATTTGCTTCATGGGACGCTAACGGCATCCCGAATAACTATGGCATTAAACCTGTAACTGTGGTGGGTATCATCGATCTTGCTTTAGGTCAGAAAACGGGAAGCTACCAGTTCAACCTCGAGCCCGGTTTAAAGGTCGGTTTTGCGGTTGGTACTCTGGAGGATAAAGGGACAATAAGTTACACAGATAAAAGAAATATTATTGCATCTGGAAACACCATAACAATACAGCCTTCAGGTAGTGATGGGATTAATGATTACCCGGCAGTCAAAGTGCAGTTAATCGTTTTTGCGGAGACTGCGTAGATGGCTAAATATGGCGCATTGATTTCATTACCTAACGGGAACCCTTTTATCACGCCTGATTCCACACCAATGACGCTTTACCGGAAAGTCACTGTAAACTCAACTTTTGGGGGGAATTTTAACAGTGCTTCGGCGTCCGTTACTATCGACGGTCAGAAGGGAGGGATTGCATTTGCAAGAACCAGCTCCCCGGCGAAGATATCAGCTTCAAAAACTGGTAATACGTTCAGTGTTGATGCGTCTAATTACAGAGGAGCGGCTTTTGTTCTGGAGGCGTATTTTTTTGCTATCTATCCGCTCACCCTTCCTGCCTGGGGGGTGGCTATATGGGATGCCGAAGGGACACTGGTACTTACGAATGAGTCCCGGGTATTAAGCGACCTTACAACTATAGGCTCACCCGGCGCTGCAACGGGTGGGCTTAACATCGATACATACATGGCAGGCAAATGGGCCGTAAATCCGATGGGGCTGGGGTCTGTTCTTCTGCATGCTGGTTCAGCACCTGGCGGACAACCAATAATCCAGCCTGTGGATGTGGGAACGGGGTGCTTCAATGAAGGTGCGGGAACAAGAATAAAAGGACTTTCATCAACAACGGCAAGTGGTTCTTCAGTCGGAACGACGAATAGCGGGATTGTAATAACGGCGATAAACACAGCCGCATATGATTAAACCGATCGATTTAAACGATCAATTTAAGAATATTGATCTATTAAAACTATTTTTATTATTCAATGCCATTGGTTATTTTTTGTTTAAATAATTAACTCTGGTGTCGAAATGAAAAATATAATTATTCCAGTTATTGTCTGTCTGGTGCTTTCAGCATGTTCAGGACCTGTTCTGGAGAAACAGAAACCTGTTTGTCAGGCTGAGTTAGTGGCTGGTGGGCTGCCCCAGTCAGTGCAGATTTACGGTGTACGAAAAGTTGCAAATCAGACTGAGTACAGAGCCGGTTATCCATTTAACTGGCGATGGGTGAATAAAAATAACTTCACCAGTTCGAATTGCTCTTAATGCCTTACCAAAAAACAACCCGCTCCGGCGGGTTTTTTATTATCTGAATTCAGGAGACATCCATGTCAGCAGGAACTTTAACCCTGACGAATAACTCTGCTGCGGTCGCTGGCAGCGGGACCGCGTTTACCAGCGAGGTGGCGACCGGAGATTTTATTGTTGTTACGGTCGGTGGTGTTCCCTATACGCTTCCGGTTAAGTCCGTGGAAAGTGGTACAGCGTTGACGCTGGTCAGCAATTACACCGGGCCAACACAGGCTGGCGCGGCCTGGTCAGCTGTTCCCCGTATGGCGCTGAATATGGTCACCGCGGCGCTGGTGGCACAAAGCGCAGAAGCCCTGCGCGGACTGAACTACGACAAACAGAATTGGCAGCAATTTTTCACTGCTGATGGTGATGTAACGATTACACTTCCTGATACCAGCCAGACGACAGGTCCATCAGCCAAAAAATTAATCAAAAGTGTGTCCGACAAGGTGGATAAAAACCAGTTAGGTAGCAGTGCGTTCAGAGATGCCTACAGCTCTGCGGGGAAAATGCTATCTGAAGGAGATTTTGGTGTCGGTAGTAGTTACCCGCCCGCTTTAGCTGCCAATAACCCGCAATCAGGGCTTTATACGATAGAGGGCGACAGTTCACAGGTGCCACCACAGGCGGTTGGGACTGGTTGCGGTGTTATCCATATCAATGGTAGTTCATACGGATTAGATATTGCGGGGGTAATGGGCGGCGGAGGTCGGTTATTTGCAAGAACATATGACAATAATACAGGACGTGAATGGCGGGAGTTTTACAGTACAGGGAATACAACGATCGATACCAATGGCTTTATTAAAAAAGCCTCCCCGGTCATTAAACTTAAAGGTGACGGTACGGCGGTGTTAAATGATGAGGCGGAAGGCGTAATCACTGAGCATATCAGCGCTGGCGTTTATAAAATTTCCGGTGTTCTGGGTTTCCACTCCGAACCAATATGGGGAGGCGTGGATGGTGGTTTCGTTATCCCGGCTAATACAAATGGTCTGCCATTGCTGTGGGTAGATTATGAAATTGACCCGGATGGTTCTATAACGCTTAAAACGTATCACCGGACTCACGACAGTGCGCCAGAATTTGCCCGAAATCTGATTGGTATTAAAAATAAAGATGGTTCGTTTACTGAAACAGTGCGGGAAGGCGAACCGGTTGATATCCCAGCTGGTCGCTGGGTAGACCTGCGTGTTGAGATGCCCCGGAACAGCCTCTGGAATATTAAACAACAGGAAGCCAGGGAAAAAGCTGAACGTGAGCGCCAGCAAAATCAGCAGGGTACACAGTTGTAAAAATGGATAGTTGCCGCAACCACACCGTATGCAAGAGCATGATTGCGGCTGACTGGCAAACGTTCGATAGTGCGAGTATTGAATGATTGCCAGTCACGGCGGATTGTACTTAAGCAATATGACGGTTCAAGGCGTTTAATCTGAAACCAGCCATATATCAGCCTCTTCAAACATTTCCTGAACAGTACGGCTTATCTGTTCCTTCTCGTGCTTGCTGGCGTCAGTGTTGATCGCCGGCAATGTCATCATCGGTTTAACCCGGACATCAGCGTCGGGGAAAATCCGGTGAACCCTCCTGGTCAATTCGCCCAGAATGATATCTTTTGCACCGGGCAGACCATCAAAATTCCTTTTGTCATAAACGAGTTCCACGAACATTGCTTATCGCCATCTTTACTGGATGGATATACAGTATTTATACTGTGTTTTTATCCGGTATTCAAGAGAGGGTATAAACATGGGCTTTCCTTCACCTGCGGCAGATTATGTTGAAACACGAATCTCCCTCGATCAGCAACTAATCAGCCAGCCCGCAGCGACTTATTTCATGCGGGCATCGCGTTCACATTTCAGGGAAGGGATAATCCAGGGAGCGCTGCTTGTTGTGGATGCGTCACTTTCTCCCTGTGATGGCTCGCTGCTGATATGCGCGATAGACGGAGAATTCAGGATCAAGCGATATCGGACTCATCCTCAGCCCCACCTGGTTAATCTGGAGAACGGGAGAAGGGAAGCGTTGCCAGCAGATGATGACGGTTACAGTTCTGCACCCGCTGTATTTGGAGTGATCACGTACATCATTAATGATGCCAGGAATGCGGAGTTTGATGACTGCCCGGTGATGTAA